CAAGGAGAAATATGTAGGTGATCTCCATGAATGTCACTATCGCTCCAGCTGGGAGTTAAGATACATGAAGTATCTGGATGCTCGTCCAAGTGTATTGGAGTGGGGTTCAGAGAATATAATTATACCATATTATAACCCAATAGAAAAGAAAACTAGACGGTATTTTGTGGATTTTTATGTTAAAGTGGTATCAACTAACGGTCAAGTCAAAAAGTATATCATTGAGATTAAACCTCATAATCAATGCCTACCCCCAAAGAAACCTAAGAGAAACACCAATAAGTATAGAAATGCACTGAAAGCCTATGTAAGGAATCAGTGTAAATGGAAAGCTGCAAGGAAATATGCAGAAAAAAGAGATTGGGAATTTATAGTTTTAACAGAAAAAGAACTAGGAATCCGATAAATCTATTATAAATAAGAGATATGGCATCTTTAAATAAAATTACAGGCGAAAGAGTTTCAATCCTTAAACCTGGCTCAATGTACCATTACAAGTATATTGCTGATCCAAAAGAAAAATACTTTGACAGATTTCCACTTGTTTTTGTTATTCAAAGGAAAGGTCAATTAGTAGAAGGGATTAATTTTCATTATCTTGATATAACTAGAAGATTATCATTGTTCACTTTAATGAAGAGGTACTTTACTACACTTGATATTGAAGAGGAAACATTATTAAATGCCAGACCTTTTAAAAAGATTCTTTTAAGTTCAAGAAAATATAGAAATGCTAAAGTTTCATATCGTAGATATTTGACACCAAGAATAGCTTCTAAAATAATTAAAGTAAATCCTACTGAATGGGAAAATGCTATAAGACTCCCAACTGAAAAATTTCTTATAGGAACTGGTGGAAAATATAATAAAGCACAGGTATGGAAAACAACATTAATAAAATCGAGGAAATAAAAAATGCCATTGTTTAACGGTAATATCGGAGTCGGCGGAAAAGTAGGGCCATTTAATATTGGTACTAATATTCCTATCAGTATTGATCCATTTGAATCAAAGAATGCTGAAAAAAGACCTGATGGAGTTGGTTTCGATACAAGTATTAACGAAAATGTTGCAAGCAAACCTAAAAATGATATTAACAGAATGTTATCTCAAGTAAAACAGTCTGGGTTTTTTGCTAGACCATGTATATACTATATAGAAATAATTCCATCTAAGAGTATGATAGGAAAGTCTGATGTTCAATCAATTGGTTTGAATTGTCATACAGCAACAATTCCTGGCGTATCCGTTGCAACTAAAGCAATAGATGCTGGATATACATTTAGAGAATATCCTTATGAAAAAATAATGGAGCCTGTTGCATTATCATTTTATTTAAGTGATGATATGACAGAATTTAGATTTTTTGAACAATGGATAAAACAGGTTTATAATGAAAATCGTCATGTTGGTTATCACACTGATTATGCAGGTACAATAAATATATATCAGTGTAGCAAATGGCAAAGTGGAAACAGTGAAGACTTGGAAGTTGTAATGGGGGTAAGTTTAATAGATGCATATCCCAAAACTCTATCAGCATTAGAGCTTGGTTATTCAAAAGTTGATGAGATACACAATATTACAGCAACAATAACGTATAGAGATTTGGTTTATACATATCATGCGTTAGAGGAAATTTCTAACAAACCAAATGAATTGGTAACAAGAGCTGAACGTATCTTTTCAGAAACAGGAACATTACTTCAAGATACATTTGATGCTCTCAGACTACCTAAACTTCAAACATTAATTAAAAACCAAGAATCATTTTTACCAATAAGGAATCCATTTAGTCGTTTTTAATATAATTACTATAATATTTATTTACTATAAGGAGTGAATGAAATGCCATTACCAAAAATAGAAACACCAAAATATGAATTGATAGTTCCATCAACAGGTAAAACTGTTAAGTATCGTCCCTTTCTTGTAAGGGAAGAAAAAATTCTTCTGCTTGCAATGGAGAGTGAAGATGAAAAACAGATGATAAATGCAGTTCAAGATATAATCGAGAATTGTGTATATGAAGAAGTTGATACAAAAACTATGCCAATGTTTGATATTGAATATATATTTCTTCAACTTAGGGCTAAATCAAAAGGTGAAATTGCTGATTTGACAGCTGAATGTGAAAAATGTAATAATCCAATCGCATTCCAAATAGATTTATCTAAGATTGAAGTAAAAGGATTAAAGGAAAGTGATAATAAAATAAATCTAAATGATGATATAGGAATTATAATGAATTATCCCTCTATTTCTCTGCAAGAAAATGTACATGGGGATGTAACAGATATTCAAAACATATTCGATACTATCTCATTTTCTATTGAATCAATATGGGATAAAAATTCTTTGTATCCAGCTAAAGATCATACAAAAGAAGAATTGACTGAGTTTATAGAATCATTACCAGATACTAGTTTTGAAAAGATTAAATATTTCTTTGACACTTTACCATCTTTAAAGCATGATGTAGAAATTAAATGTAGTCATAAAGATGGTAAAGGAAAAGGTAAAGGGAATTGTGGTTGGAGGGAAACAAAAACATTGGAGGGCCTTGGCTCTTTTTTCGTATAAGCCTTGGTCACGAATCGGTAATAAATTATTACCAAACGAATTTTAACTTAATGCAACATCATAAGTATTCGTTGACTGAGGTTGAAAACCTAATTCCTTGGGAGAAGGAAATATATATCCATTTATTAATGCAGTACATAGAAGAAGAAAATCAACGAAACCGAGAACAATAAAGGTAATTCAATATGGAAGATGATAAAAATAAAGCTAAAAAAACTGTAGATAAAAAGAAGAATACTAATGTGGCTAAGGAATCTATTAAAGATTCTTCTAATGCAGATAATTCAGAATCAATCCCAATCTTAAAAAATATTGAAACTAATACCACTGATACTGCAAAGGATACTAAGACTACTATAGGTGTTTTAGAAGAATTATCTAAATCTATAAAAGAACAAACAGCTAAAAATGCAGATCAGGAAAATGATGAAACGGAAGAAAGAAAAGAACAAAGCAAAGACTTTTTTACAAAAGTAAGTGGTTTTTTTCAATCATTTAAAAAATCTCCAGAAGAGAAAAAAGAAGAAAAAGATAGACAGAGTTCATTATTTTCTGGATTAACATCAGCTATAGGTGGAATGGCTAAAGCTGGGAACAAGATGGGCGGTGGTATATTTGGTGGGATAATGAAAACTATTAAAAAAGTTTTCGGACTACTTAAACTTAAATTTTTATTTATTGGTGCATTAGTTGTTGGTATGATAAGTCAACTTAATTTAGGCCAACTTAAAAAAATATGGGAAGGTCTTAAAGAAGCATTTACCGCTATCTATGAATTTCTTAAGCCAATTGTAAAGTACCTATGGAACTGGATAAAAGAAAGTGTACTTCCAAATTTAATTGATTTCTTTATCAACTCATTCAAAACAATTACAGATACGTTTCAAAGTATCAAAAAAAGATTTGAAGGTTTCGGTGAGATGACTTTAAGTGAAAAGGTTAAAGCAGTATTCGCTGCGATTAGTGATTTAGCACAAGGTTTTATAGATTTAGGTGCTAACTTAGTTAAATCAGTCCTTAAAATGTTTGGGATAGATGGTGATGCAACAGTAGATAAATTTGTTCAACCTATTAAAGATTACTTTGCCATGTTCTATAAAGCATTTGGTGAATTATTTACTGGTGATTGGAGAGCAGCATTAACAACAATGTGGAATGGTTTGTTTGGAGCTAAAGAAGGTGAACTTGGTGGTATTGTAGGATTCATTTGGACAGAGGTAATTAAACCAGCTGCTAAATGGATTACAGATAAATTTAAATTCTTAGGTAATATGCTTCCAGAATTTAATATAATGGACAAATTATCTACGGCTGTAGATGATATTAAAGATTGGTTTGGAGAAAAACTAAGCTTAGTTTTTCCTACTTTTAAATTACCTAGTGCTCAAGATATGATGAAAAAGTTTGCTCCAGATAAAGATAGTATGTTTTGGGAGATGCCTGGAACTGATTCATTATTTCAAGCAGTATATGGTAAACAACCTGTTGATTATTCTAAATTAGAGAAAACACAAACTGACAACAGAGCAGCTGGAAAGTTTGGAACTAAAGACGAATATATGAGGTCTGATGAGTATAAACAATTAACAGGCGGAAAGGGAAAATCACCGAAATTCTTAAAGGAAGCATATGCAGCACATCTTGATGGAAAACCAATGACTCCACCAAAAATGAAAGCTGGAGAAAAATCTATTGCTGATATGTCTACCTCTGAACTAGATCAAATCAAAAAAGATGAAGGGTTTAGGAAAGGTGTCTATAAAGATACTATGGGTATTAAAACTATCGGGTATGGTTTTAATCTTGAAAGAGCAGGATCACAAGAAGCATTAGATGCAGCTAATATAACTTCATCCCTTGAAGATTTAAAAAGTGGTAAGATGAAGTTGACAGAGGAAGAAGCATCTCGACTTATGATGGGTGAGATGGGACACTTTAGAAGTGTTGCTAAGAGATATATAGGTGAAGAAACATGGAAAAATCTTAGCTCTAATAGACAAGGTATTCTCACCAACATGGCATATAATATGGGTGAAGGTACACTAAGTAAATTTCAAAACCTTAAAGCTGCTATTGTTAAAGGTGATTGGAAACAGGCACAAGTAGAAATGAAAGATTCTAATTGGTCTAAACAAGTTAAGGGAAGATCAGATAGATTAATTGCTAGAATGGGACAGAATGATAGTGGACAAAAATTAGCATCAGCACAATTAGCATCTAGTACTATGGCAAAAACTTCTAGTGCTCCAGTGGTGATTACTAAGAATAACAGTAGTTCTAATAGCAACACATCTTATACTACTCATCCATCTACTAGAGATACATCAATTGATAGAATAAATAATGCAACTACAACTGCACATGGATAAAATAAAGGGGAAGTATCACCGAAACGGTTTTCACAAGGTATCTAGTCGCGAGTCTTTGATACCAGCATAATACTGGCGAATCACCAATATAACAAAA